TCTGTTTCCAGCTACAAGAAAAATACTACTTTTAGTTGGAATATTTTATGGACTAGGACTTGTCCTTAGTCATTTGAATTAATTGTTTGGGAGGTGCCAAGTGGATACCATTACTTGCCTCCTTATTTATTTTAAAGGGAGGTATTATGTTCTTTTTTAAATCAAAAGTAAAACCTAAAGTTGTACACAAGAGATTTGAATTAAGTCCAGTTGTGTTATACAACTTAATTGGAGTAGCATTTTTAGTATTTACACCTGCAATGATTAGCTGGAAACATGCTAAAGAACTACGGGTGGGAAGTAGCGCCGTAGCAGTAATGTACTCTATGGTATTGTTAAAATATGCCCAAAACAATATTGATGAAGCTGATAGACTTGCCATAGAAAAAGAGCATTACTTTACAGCTTATGCTAATGCTTCTGGAGATGTTTATTTAAATTCAGAGCAACAAATCAAAAATGCTTTATTGCCTCCTGCTTCTAGTCCAGAAGTAGACTTAGAAGTTCTGCATCCATTAGAAGATACACTCTTAAAATTAGGCATTAAAGCAACAATAGATGGAGAGCCAATAGATTCTCCTACATTTACTAGATTCAAGATAGTGCCTGACAAAGGAGTGCATTATCAAAAATTTAATAATTTATCAGATACCCTAAAAGTTCACATGGGGTATGATACGCCTCCACTGATTTCATGTCAAAGCAAGTATGTCTCGATTGATGTAGCAAAGACAGAGTCAGAAAGACGTTTTTGTGAATATCATGAATACTCAAACAATTTGAATTATTCTCTTGAGAAGTTCACTGTTCCTATTGGAGTTGATATCAACAACAATCTTGTTGAAGTGTCGTTATCAGATGCTAACTCCCCTCACTTATTGATTGCTGGAACTACCGGTAGTGGCAAGAGTGGTTGGTTAGTAGCTTGCATAACTAGCTTACTAGATAGATTTCCTGCTGATAAATGCAGACTATTTTTGATTGATCCAAAGCTAGTCGAGTTTGATATTTTTGAGAAGTACAAACAAGTTGAGTTGGTAACAAAACAAGAAGACGCTCTTACTTTGTTGCACAATTTACTTAACACAATGGAAAGTAGATATGAGCTGTTCAAAAAACATAAAGCACGGGATTTATCTCAATACAATAGAGAAAATCCTAAGAATATTATGCCACGAGTTGTGGTGTGTTTTGATGAATACGCAACATTTATGGTAGGAGACAGCAAAGACGATTTTAACGATTGCTTATCTCAACTAGCACAGAGAGCGAGAAGTGCTGGAATACACCTTGTATTAGCTACTCAGCGTCCTGATGCGACAATTGTCACGCCTAGGATACGCTCTAACATACCTACTCGCATTGCATTAAAGACTATCCAACACCAGGATAGTGCTATAATTTTAGGAGTAGAAGATGGCACTTTAAATTCCAAGAATTTGTGTGGTAAAGGTGACTTAATTGCTAATTACAATGGCAAGCTAGAGAGACTGCAAGGATTGTATGTCAAAGATGTAGATTACACGTTATCAAATACTGAAATCAAGGAGTTAACAAATGTAGATTCACTTTGCCAGAATGACGAGATTGCCTATAGCTATGGTGAAGCACAAGATAGCGAGAAAGGTGAAGTGTATACTCACTTCTCCAAAACAGCTAAAAAGGATAGTGTACAAGCATTTGAGTCTAAAAACAAATTTGTAACTAGCTTAGTGAAGCTAAAAATCGCTGCCTTAATGTCTGGGGATATAGACGAAACTGAGCCGTTATTTGATGATAGTTATGGGCTGTCATCAGAGCAGCAGCTTTTAGTGTTGAAGTTTTTTCTAGACAAAAATATAGGCAAAGAACGCACAATTAAAGCTCTATGGGGAACAAGTTCTGGTGGTAAAAATCATCATAAATATCAAAAATCAAGTGCTATTTATGATGACATGATATCTAAAATAAAAGAACTTGAATACTCAACACAAGTGTAATATTAAATATTGTGTTAGTTCCGTTTTACTTCTGTTGTAGTTCTGCTTTACTGCTGAAGTATTACCGGAATTTAACCAGTATTTTGGTGTTAACACATTGCCAATACTGTAAGTAGTTGGGAACAGCAGATAACCTCAATAGTTTGTTCACGTCAAAGTAAATCCAGTAAGCAAAAATTATGATTAAAAACGATAAGTGGATTCTAGAGGAATGTAAAAAAGGAATGATTCAACCATATGAAACACAACTTGTTAAATACAACAATGGCAAGCGAATTAGTTATGGATTATCTTCTTATGGTTATGATATTAGTTTGTCTGACACAGAATTCTGGGTGTTTAAAAATGATAACAATACTGTTGTCAACCCCAAGAATTTTATTAGAACAAATCTAGAATCTGTGCCTTTACAAAAAGATGAATATGGAGAGTTCTTTGTAATTCCAGCTCACTCTTATGGATTAGGAGTTGCATTAGAGAAAATTACAATGCCTGACAATGTAACTGCTGTTTGTGTTGGTAAAAGCACTTATGCCAGAGTTGGATTGATTGCTAACATCACTCCTGTTGAAGCTGGATGGAGTGGACATTTAACATTAGAATTTAGCAATTCCTCCGGTGCTGACTGCCGAATTTATGCAAATGAGGGAATAGCACAATTACTGTTTTTTGAAGGTGAGACTTGCTCTACAAGCTATAGTCAAAGACAAGGCAAGTATCAAGATCAACCTGAGAAAGTGGTATTCGCTAAAGTCTAAGATTGTTGGATTACATTCTCTATAAGAGCAGCAATCTCCGCTGCTCTTTTAACTTGTGGACATTTAATAATATGACAACATACTCTTTCTAATAACAAGAATCCAACATACTTGCCTTCAATTAAGTAAAACATATAGCTATAAGTCTTCCTCGACTCTAACCATGTTTGGCACACCTTGCCATTTTTGACATTAGAAAACACATATTTATCACCAGATTCTAATAAAAAATTAACTTGCAATGATACGTAAGAATAAATACATTTATTGTCTAAAACTTGCATTTTCTTTGTTTTAGAACATACTTCTATCCAGGTGGAAAAGCTATCTGCAAATATGCCTTTATCAGTCCTCTTTGTCTGATCCAAAAAGAATAATGTAACTCTATTAAATCCTGTACTTATTAACTCTTGTAGATATGATTTAATGTATTCCTCCTCTTTAGTAGTAAAGGATGGTGTATTTAATGTGTTCATGGAATTTATTCTGTCACTTAATGTTTTTACGCTTTTCTTAATTAAGTAAATTATCCATGCACTTATTAAAGAAAATAAGATAGGAAATGCGTCTATAATCAATTGAGACGCGACAGATGACACTAAAGATAAATCGTTATTTTGAGAAGGAACTTCTTTGTATTCAGCCATTTTTTTGCTCCCTAGCTGCTCTTAAATAAAAGTTGCCAATCTATCTTTTAAGTATTCCACCCTGTCTTTGTTGACGTTGTATTTCTACTATTACTGCTGTTTTAATAGCATTCTGCATCGCATTTGGATCTATAGACGGTGATTTGTCACCATCTTGACTTTCAATCGTTATAGGCACATTTACAGTTGTATTTGTTGTTGGTTGATTAATATTTCCTATTCCAGGAGATGGGGGAATAACTCCACCACTTGCAAAGTTCATTATGTTTCTTACTTTTAATTCGCTATTGCTTACGTTACCTCCCATAGCGTAGTTCATTACAGATTCAATATTGTTGTTTTTAATTACTTTATCTAATCCCATCGACTGGAACTTAGCATTGTCAGCAACACTCAACACTCTTTCTCCTGGCGTTAATACTGCTACTACTGGTGTTATTCCTCCATTTGCAGCTTTCTCTCTGACAATCGCTTCATTTAATGATTGAATTATGCCTCCACCAGCATAGTTCTTGATTACTCCTCCTTTGTATTGGCTGAATACTTCGCCTCCATCGTTGGCACTTGGAACTTCGCCGCCGCTATTTCCTCCAAATATTCCTCCAATTGATTTGAATAGTGAATCAAGAATCCCTCCTGCTCCTACTAATGACTGCATTAATGATTTGATAGCTATGTTAATGAGTCCGCTCAGCATGTTTCTAGCTAGGTTGTTTAAGACATCGTCTAGTTTTTCAACACCCATTATTACGTCTGTAAGCCCAGCTGATAAATCATTGATTAAACTATTTCTTATTAAATCTCTTATAGAAGCTACTACACTTTTGGCTGAATTTTCAATTTCTTTAATTTCTGCATCACGTTTTGCTTTAGCTTCTTCTTTTCTTTCTTTTTTTTGTTGATCGTCAAGATTTGGATCATTTTCTATATCTTCTTTTTCTTTTTCATATTCTTTTTCTTTTTGCTTTATTTTTATATCTCTTTCTTGAGCGTTAGCAACAAATTCGTTACCTCCTGAATTTCTGTAATTTTGTATTGTAAGTAATTTAGTTTGTATTTTTGACTCTTCAAAACGTTTTGTTTGTTCGTAATCTAAATTTTCTTTTTGTATCTTTGCCAGTCCCTCTACTGCTCTTGTTAAACGATCTTTTTCTTCTTGTGGTAAAACAGCTGTTTGAATTTTTTCTTTTAAATCAAGTACTCTTAAATCAATATTTAATTTTTCAATAGTTTGATCTTTACCAAAAGCTTCAGCTTCAAGTATTTTTAAATTTGTTTTATCTTTATTTGTTTGAATTTCATTTAATGTTGTTTCAATAATTGCCTGTGTATTGTTATTTTGTTTTTGTTTATCACGAATACTTTCGGCTTTTTTAACTTCTTCTGCTATCTTGTCTTGAGTTAGCCCAGAAGTACTCAAACTAACTTTGATTTTTTCTTGTAAAAATTGAATTTCAGCTTGCTGATCATTAATTTTTCGTTTTAATGCTGTAATATCATTTAAGGTAGATAAAATTTTATCTTGTTTTTCTGGGTCTTGTTTAATTGATTCTAATTCTTTTTCTTTTTGATTTAATGAGCGTTGATCGATTTCTAATGCTCTTTCAAGTTCCTGTTTTTGCTTTTCATCAGGAGTGACTTTTCTATTTTGTGACACAATTTGATCAACTCGTGTTCTAGCTTGCTTTAATTTTTTTTCTAATTCAGGAAGTTTGCTATCAATAATATTTAACCTTTTTTTAACTTCTAATTTTGACGATTCTAAAGTATCGTTCATTGTTTTTATTAAATTATTACCGTCATTTTCTGAAATAATTCCTTCTTTAACTTGACTTTGTATAGTTTTTCTATATTCTCCAAAAATTTTATCAATTGATTTTAATGCGTTAGATAAATTTGTTTTTTCAGTAATTAATTTTTTAACAGATTCTTTAGCAGAATCAAAATCTGATTTACTTTGTTCAATTATTGATAGTGAATCAAGTGATGTATTATTATTTATGATTTTATCTAAATCTTGCGTAATTTTTTCTATTTCTGATTGCTTATTTGCAGTTGAATCTTGTTGTAAAATATTATTTTTTATTGTTTGTATTTGATCTTCAAGATTATCTCTTAATAATTTAGCATCTTCCAATCGCCGTCTTTTTCTTTCAGCGTCTAAAGCTTGTTGTTGAATAACTAAATCTTGTGGAATATTTGAAGGTTGACTTGAAACAGGTACTTTTATCGTTGAATTTGTAGATACAGATGTTAATCCTGGCATTGGACCCTGAAATCCTGTTGTTGGATTTGAATGTGAACATAAACATTTTGTTGCTGAATCTAAAATAGATATTATTCTTGTTACTAAAATTAAAAGTGGATCTCCTGTTGCTGTTGTATTTGAAACAGTCCTTACACTTGCTGTATTTACAGGTATTACATTTGCTGTATTTACAGGTATTACATTTGCTGTATTTGAAGCAGTCCTTACACTTGCTGTATTTACAGGTATTACATTTGCTGTATTTACAGGTATTACATTTGCTGTATTTGAAGCAGGTGTTGTTCCTGTTCCTTGCAATGTTTTAACTATATCTAAAACAAGCCCTTTCACTTCATGAATTTTTATCTGAGAATTATTTAAAAGATTATTTGCATAGTTTTCCTCTTCTTTTGTTATTATTGTACCTAAAACAGGGTTTCTTTGCCATTTTTTTGTTTTATTTGGAGGAGTAAGAAAATCTTGTAAAGAGTCATCAGAAAGATCATCTAAAAAATCATTTACAACTGAATCTAAAGGTACATGTGTTTTTCTTTTTTTTGTTTTATTTGGAGGAGTAAGAAAAACATCTAAAGATTTATCAAAAAGATCATCTAAAAAACTATCTAAAGGCACATCTCCTATTAATCCTATTTTTTTCAGATTATTAATTATTGGAGGAGTAAGAGTAAAAGGCTTTTTTGGAGGCACAGGCGCTTCTTCTGTTAATCCTATTTTTTTCAGATTATCAATTATTGGAGGAGTAAGAGTAACAGACTCTGTTGGAAACACAAGTTCTTGTTTTGGTATTGATCTTGCTTTTCCTAATTCATTTCCTAATTTAAGAATTGATTGAGAATCGAGGCTATTTACAGAACGTAAATTTAATTTTCTTAAAGTTGGAACTATTTGTTTTGAATGCTGAGGAATCCGATTACTTTCTTGTTTATTTAAAAAATAATTTTCAAGAATATTTAATGGAGTTCCAACTACATCACCAATTACGCCACCAATTACAGGTATTCTAGATCCAAAATTTTTAGCGTGGTCTCCAAAATTTAATTTTTCTCTTTCTTCATTTCTTTTTTTAACTGCTTCTAAAGTAAAATGCCTTTTTTCTTTTTCAGGCATGCCATAATTAGTAGTTTTTGCATTATTATATTTAGGATTATTTAAGAAATCAACTATTTGATTATAACTTGATCTTTGTATTACATTTAAAAATATCTGTTCAACATTTGGATTTATTGGTGAACTTCTGTAATTAGAAATATTTCTAAGCCTATTATACATAGCCTCTTCTGTTTTTAGGCGCTCTTCTAAAGTCGGATTATCATCATGAGGAATTGCTTGATATCTTAATGGCTTAGATTTAGGTTTGAGAAAACCAAGTGCTATTTCGTTTTCGTTATTTTTTCTAAAATTTATGTAATCTTTAGGATTTAAACGATTTGAAGAATTAAAAGACGAAGAAGTATTACCACGTTCATATCCAATTAAATTCAAAGAAGCTGAAGCTATTTTTACTCCTTGATTAAATCCTGTGTTATTATTAGCAATTTGAATAGAAGAAGGATTGGAAACACGACTAGGTCTTATTGGAGGTAAAATATTTCCAGGCAAATTATTATTAGGAGTGTTTTGCCTATTCGATTGAACAGAGATAGTAACTATTTTGCTAGATCCAATGTTTGATAAATAATTTTTTATTAAAGCAAATTTATAAACACTGTCACTTAAATTTCTGTTTAAAGATAATACACCCGATCCTAATCGATTCATTGATTTTCCTGTTTTATCAACTGATTCTTCAATATAAGATACTTGTTTATTGGTAAATTTCATCTCTTTTCTAAGTCTTTCTAATTCTTTGAATGATTCTTCAAATAATTTTTTAAAAGTAGCAGTAGATTGTTGAGCAAAATTTTTAATAGCATTTACATTTTCATTTGCTGATTTACCTAATAATTGAATAGCTTCGCTAAGTTTACGTTTATCTTCAATGTCTTTGCGAGCATCTTCTAAAGCTTTTTGCTCTTGTTGTATTTTTTCTAAAGCTAATTCATTTATTTCAGTAATAAATTCTGAGACAACTTGTGCTAATTGTGTTAATTCATTGTCTCCCATTCCTTTAAGTAATAATTTTAATGTTTTACCAGAGAACCTATTGTTAAGCTCTATTACTGCTTTTCTTAATTCAAATCTTGCATCTTCAATTTGTTTTTGTACAGCTAGATTATAATCTTCTATTTGTTTTTTAGCGTCTTTAATTTTGTTTCTTAAATCTAAATTAGCTTTGCTGATATCAACAGATGCTTTTGATCTATCAACTTTTGCTTTATTTATTTCTTTCTGTAATTCTTCTATCCTTTCTTTGTCTGACTCTCCTAGCTCAGACGAAGGTATTGAATTCAATAAATTTAAGGCTTGTGTTTTAGTTTTTATTTCATTATCAATAGCATCAAAAGTTTTATTTAGTTGATTTATTTTTAAATTCAACAATTGAATATCAGCATCAGATTGAGATATAGTACCTTTATCTAAATTTTTGTAAATTTCTGCTTCTTTTTCATTAGATTCTATTTCAAGCTCTTGAAGATATTCATCATAAGCTTTTGTAAATTTATTTAAATTACTAACAATTTTTGTGTATCTAGATTCAATCTCTGGTATAGCTCCTTTAGGTAAAAGATCTTTGTATTGTTTAGAAAAAGTATCAATTTTTTTTATTAACTCATCAAAAAAGCTACCAACCTTAAATCCTGGAAAAAGCTTTTCCGCTAGTTCCTTTTGTTTTATTAAAGTTTCTTTAACATTTTCTAATTCTTTGTATTTAGAACTATATCTTGATATAATAGATTGTTTTTCCTTTTCAATATTTGAATACTCTTTATCTATTCGGTCTATTTCTTTTTCATCATTTGATTCAAATGCTTTTTGTCTTTTCTCGCTTAATTCTTTTTGTTTATTTATTAATTTATTTATTTTTGTTTTATCTTGAGAAAAGTTTGAATCTTTATCTTGATTGTATTTCTTTAACTCTTTAATATTATCTTCAACTTCTTTGAAAAGATCTTTCTCAATACTATCTTTTAACTCAAGCATGTTATTTAAAAACATTTTTACTGATTCAAGAGCATCATAATCAGTATCGCGTACAATTGTTCCATACATTCCAAGTTCTTTTGCTATTTTTATTTGGTTCTTAGTATAAACTTTAGGTTTGTTTTCATCATGAGCTCCTATGTCAACTTGACGTTTAAAACTACCATATCCTTTGTCAAACCAAGTAAGGGGCTGATAAGTAGAGCCTAAGTTTCCTCTTTCAACTTGTTCGTCATAATAGTCTTTAAGCTGCTCTGGACTCATTTTCCCTGATTTTACTAAATGAGCAGCGTAATTTATACGCTTTCTACGTTCATCTTCTACGTACGATTCTTCTTCTCCTTGAACTCCAATTACAACAAATGGATTTAATTGAAAGCCTTTACTAGGAATTGATTGATAAGCAGAAAAGTTTGGTTTATTTCCTTTTGTTTTTTTAAGCTCATTATTAAAATCACGAAAAGCATTTGCAGCATTTTCAATACTTTTTGATATATCATTAAATCCTTCTTTAAAAGGAACAGAAAAATCAGCTGCAGATAAAAATAAAGTACCAAAAGTAATTGCTAATGATGCTGCTCCTTTCGCTAAAGATCCAATTGAAATTTTAATTTTTTTAATAGATGTTAATCCAATTGTAATGAAAGTACTAAAAAAAGCAGATCCTAATTTTATTACAGCAGGAATTGCTTGGCTTAAAATAATAGATGCCATTTTAGATAAAAACTGTATTATTGTGTGAACAGCAGTTACTGTAAATATTCCTTTAAAAGCACCACCTAAAAAGCTAAATACTGGACTTATAGATTTAGCAAATTCTTTAAAAGTATTTAAAACAGGCTTTAAAGAAATACTTAAATATTCACTAATAAAACTAAAAGCATTTGTAATGATTTTAAGTGGATTTCGTCCACCAAAAAATTCATTTAATCCATTATGAAAAGCTGCACCTGAAGCTATTCCAATGATTTTAAATGTAGATGGAAAACTTGTTTGAAGAACTGCTATCACCCCTTTTAAAGAAGTAGACGCTGCTAAAGAAGCAGTGATTCCTGAAAAAATAGCAGGAGCGATTAATAAAGCAATTCCAGCAATTGCTATACTAAGTATAATAGCTGCGGAAGTGACTCCTTTTATAGCATTTGTAAGAATAGAGAAGCTGTCAGCAATATTAATAATTGCTTTAGGTATTATTCCAATCAATAATTCAAAAGAATCAATAATATGTAGTACTGCTTCAGTTCCAATGTTTTGCAGTTTTGTCAATGTTATTGCCAACCCACTTGCATTTTGCGCTGAGCCTTCGTATCTAGCTCTTAATATTTTGCCAACATTAGGTAATATATCAGCAGAAAGAATAGCACCTTGGCTTGTTAAATCAATTAACTCAGGAATTGTTTTGCCTATAGCCTGAGCAAAAATTTCCATCGCTGGAGGGAATTTTTCTCCTAATTGCTGTCTTAATTCTTCCATAGATAACTTACCTTTCGCCAATATTTGAGTATAAGCAAGTAATATGTAAGTTACGTCTTTTCCTGTGATACCTAATGCATTTATGGATGAAGCAATTCCTTTATATAAATCTTGAATACCTTGCCCTTCTAGTTTTGTATTTTGCGCAGCTGCAAGTAATTGTCCATAAGCTTCTAATCCATCTGATATCGATACGTTGTATTGCTTAGATGCGTTAATTGCAAAATCAATTTCTTTTCCGCTTTTTGCTTCTCCTACAATAGAATTAATTTTTCTCAACGAAGGCTCTAATTTTATTATTTCTTCTCCAAGAGCAATTATTTTATCAGTCAAGATAGACATAAAATCAGAAATATTGTAAAAAACATTAGTTAATGGGGAGAAAGTATCATCAATAGTATTTCCTAATTCTATTAAAGGAGAAATTGCATTATGAAATTCTTCTCCAGCAATTTTAGCTAATCCATTAATTTCAGTAAGTTTGTTAATACCTTCAGATAATTTTTCTGGATCTGGTAAACTAGCTTCTTTTATGTCATCTACTATCTTTGAATGAACACTTGCATCAGGAGCTGAAATAGCTTCAAATCCTGTATAATCTTCAGTCGTTACTAATGTTATTTTAGTTTCTTCGCTTTCAATAGGATCTGTATACTGCTCTATTTCAACTTGTCCACCTTCTAATAAGATTTTAAAATTCCTAAGCTTTATTTCTTTTTCTTCTTCTGATAAATCAGGATGCTCAATAATTGCTTTAATTTCTTTTCTTATATTTTGCTGTGTATATTGACTAAATTCTGCTTTAATATCAAATTTTTGTTCTTTTTTAATTTTTTTATCTAATTCTTTTTCTAATTTATTTTTTTGATTTTTTAATTCTTCAATTTTCTTTTTCGCTTTATTTTCTTCTTTTGTTATTTCATTGTTTAATGCTTCACTTCTCGCTCTTAACGATTGAATCATTTCTGCACTAGCTTTTTCATCTGAGCCTTGTATAATATCTTTTTCGTATTCACTCAAATTTTTTAATTTTAATGCTGCTTCTTTTCTTTTGTCAATTAATTCTTCTTCTGTATTTTTAATTGCATTTACTTTATCTTGTATATTATCAAGTTCTTTTCCATATGTTTCACTTAATTTTGCAAATTTATCTATTCTTGATGCGTTTTGGTAATCTTTTTCTGCTTGCATTGCTTCTTTTTCTGCTTGTTTTATTTCTTCTTCTAATCTTGCAATTGATGCTTTATTCTCTTTTATTTGTTCTTCATATTTTTGCTTTTGCTCTTTGCCTATTTTACCTTTTTGTCTGTTTGTACGTTCATTTTGAAGACTTTTAAGTTCTGCCTGTGTTTGTTTAATCTCTTTGTCGTCGCGAGTTTTTTGTTCTTTTGTATATCCTCTACGACGTTCGTCAAAATCAAGGCGATTCATTTTTTCAACCAATTTATCTCTTTTTTCCTGTATTTCTTTTCTTTCTTCAATGTCTTCAGGTAATGTACGTCCAAACTCTTCTTCTAGTATTCGGTCTTCATCCTCAAGTTTCTTAATTTCATTATTAATAAATTCATCAAAATTTTTATTTTTTATTTTTTTATTTTCTTTTAATTCTCGAAGTTTGTTTATAAGATTTTCTATATTTTCGTCTAATTCTTTTTCTTCTTTTACTGTGAAATTTCTTTCGTTTTTTGCGTTTACTTTTTTTATTTCTTCTTCAATGTTATCAAGCTCTGCTTCTAAATTCTCTATTAATTTTATCTTTTCTTTAAGGTTTTCTATTTTAGCAGTGTCTGGATCAAAAGAAGATTCTTCAAATTCTAAAAGCTCTCTAAGCTCTGCTTTGTTTCCAGTACTTAATTCTAAATGAAGTTTTTTTTCTGTTTCTTTTCTTTCTTTCTCATATCCTTCGAGTTCTTTTTTATATCCTCTTCTTTCTTTGCTTGTTACATCTGTTTTTAAAAATTCTAATTGTTCATTTTTTCTTTTTAAATCTATTATTTTGTCTTCATTTTCTGCTTTTATAGATTCTTTTTCGTCTTTTTTTGATTCTTTTTTTCTTTCCAATGCTTCTGTATCATTAAATCTTATTTGATTTTGTTTTTTTAAAATTTCTTTATTAACTCTTTCATTCATGCTATTAAGTTCTGCTTCTTTCTTTGCTATTTCTTTATCTAATCGTTCAAGTTCTTTTTTCTTGGATTCCTCCGCAGTAGTTTCATTTTTTTTAAGTGCCGTTATTTCTTTATCTAATCTCAATAATTCTTTTTGTAATTCTAATTCTTTTTGTTTTATCTGTTTATTTATTTTTTCAATTTTAGCAGTTTTATCTTTTTCTGAAATAGATAATTGTTTTTGTTCTTCTAATTTTTGTATTTCTTTTTCAACTTCTAGTGATTTTTCCCTTATTTTTTGATTTATACTTTGAATTCTTTCTTTTTTGTCTTCTTCATTTAATTTTTTATTTGCTGAAATTTCTCTTCTTTCTTTTTCTAAATCACTAATTGGTTGTCTTGCTATTTTTTTCTGATTTTCAATTTCTCTATCTCTTTCTTTTTTTTTCACTTCACTAAAAACAGTAAGTCCTTCAATTCTTGCTTTTTCTTCATTAAGTTTTGATACTGCTTTTTCAGTTTCTTTTATTTTTTTATTTTTTGAAGCTTGTTTTTCTAAAACAGCAGATGATGTATCATGACTAATGCTTTCTACTCTAATTTTTTCTTCTCTTAAACCTGTTAACTCTGATTCAAGTTCTCCTTGTTTTTCTGATCGCTTATCTTGTAATTTCTTTATTTCTTCTCTAATTTCTGCCACTTTTTCGCCTGTTTCTTTAGCTTTCTTTATAATAATAGAAGGATTAATAGTATTTAAAAAAGCTTTTCCAATAGCATGTGCAACAACCGCTAATTCTGCTATGACCGAATTAGAATAAGAGTGAACAACATTATATCCTACATCTCTTAATTCTTTTGATGGAGAAGCTATACCAAATACATTTTTAATAACCTGTAAAACTTTCTTAAATTTATCTTTAATAAATTTATAGTCTAATAAAGCAATTTGGCTTTTAAAAGTATCTACAATATTTTTACCAACATTTTTGTATGAATCATTAATAACATAATCTATAGGATTTTGTATTAAATTTTGTTCAATTGCTTTTGGAGTCAATTGAGCAAATTCAGCAATACCAGTTCTTTTACTACCTGAATGTTCGCTTCCATCCATATTAACTTCTGGGTTGACAGGCGCTGTAGTAACTTGTAGTAAATAATTTGTTTTAGCTCCTCCATCATATGTTCCTGATGTTTCTAATTCTTTAAAATTAATTAATTCATCTTTATACATTTTTGCTAATAAATTATTAAATTCCTTTCTTGAGTATAAAGACATTTTTTCCCTAAGTTCTTCAATGCCTACTAACAATTCATCTTTGTTTCTATATTTTTTTATTAATGTTTTAAAATAAAAATCAAAATCAGATTGAAATTGTTTATATAATTTATCTAATTCTTCTTGAGAATATATTTTTTCAAATCTTTTAAGATTTGAAGTAATAGCTGGAATCCAGCTATCTTTACTGTCATACATAGCTGTGCTTTTTCCAGCAACAACTATGTGTGGAAGTTGTTTTATATGAATTGGTTTATGTCCTTGTAATTTTTTTCCTATTGCACGAGCTGTAAAGTCTATTTCTTGAAAAGCATAAGCATGATGATCTCCTTGGCTAGCTCCTACGGCTTTATTAGGATGATTATGTGCCATAGAATAAAATATTTTGTCATTAGATTTTCTTGCAGCTTTATAAATTTTTGAAAAAAAGTTTTTAATATCAATAACAGCTGTATTTTTATGCTGTTCTGTAGCAGCATTAAATTCTTCTATAATTTGTCCTCTAGAATTCATAATAATAGCTATTACATTTTCTAATTTTTGATTTCTAATCTCATCTATTTTTTTACTATTGTAAGGATTTTGTATTTTATCTAAATTTTGTCTAGGATTTATAAAATTTAATTTTCCAGATTCAGAATAATCATCTAATTCTCTTTTCTGATTTTCATCTGTTAATAATTTTTCTCTTAAATCTTTATAAGTTTCAATATAATCTTCTAACTCTCTAAATTCTCCTAATGCAGGCTTTGTAATATCTAAATCAAATAAATGAATTGGTATATCTTTAGCTTCTCCAAATTGTCTAAATAAACTTAAAATAAAGCTAAGAGTTTTTTCAACAGTAGGCAGTCCCGAATTAAATCCATCTTTAATCCAGTCAAAAAATGTTTTTGTAATATTTACTGCTACTTTTATTATTTCTTTAGCTGGAGAAGCTATACCAAATACATCTTTAATACCTTGTAAAACTTTCTCAAATTCATCTTTAATAGATTGATCGTCTAATAAAGCAATTTGGCTTTCAAAAGTATCTACAATATTTTTGCCAACATTTTTGTATGAATCATCAATTCCTTCAATAGCAGAAGCTTTAGATTGATTAATTTGCCTACTTTGCTGCGGAGTTGAAGAGTAAGCAGTTTTATAAGATTCTGATGTAGATTCAAGTTTGTTTTTAACATCAAGTACATTATCTTTTATGTATTTAGATAAAGTTTTTAGCAATGCAAAAACTTCTGTATCAATATTTAATGATTGAATTTTAGGTAAAATTTCTTTTATTTGTTGTATAAAAGCATCATTTACTTCTTTGTATAAATTAGTAATTTTTATAAAGTCATCTTGTAAAAACTGTTGATTAGGCGTGCTAGGTATATCGGCATCTTGCATTGATGCGACATTTGTTGTATTTTTAATATAATTATAAATAAAATCTAATCCTTGAGAAGATGCTGCTTTATTAGCATCAGCAACATTATTTATTAATTCTTGTTTAAATGCATCTATAAAACTAGTATCAATTTTTTTACCACTATTAGCAATTTTATTAGTAATTGTTTTTTCAATTGCATTTAGCGCTTTATTAATGGATTCATTAATAGTAGCAGGATCAACGCCTCCTGTTTTTTGTATTGATTCAATAATTTCTTGTTGAATTTTTGTTAACTTTTCTTTATATTTAGCAGCAAGATTTTCAGGTTTTGTTGGATTAATTGATTTAGCAATATTCTTAAGATTTAAAGATTGGTTTAATATATCATCTAATCTAGTAGAAGAATTAGTAGTTGGTAGCTTTGATGCAATTTTATTAATTGAAGCAATTAGTTTTTTCTGATTAAAAACAAAATCTATAATTTTATTTTGAGTTTGCCCTAATCCTTTAATTTCATTCTCAAATGCTTCTAAAACATCTAAAGCATCACTAGGACTAAGTTTGTCTAAATATATTTTTTGAAATTTAAGTATTACTGCTTTTGTTTTATTAATTATTTTTTCAATATTGCCTTTATAACTTCCGGATGCATCTTCTTTAGATAATTCAACAGCATTATCAATTATTGACGCAAATGATTTTGCCCATTTTATTACATCTTGTAAAATTATATTTTTATCTGTTATAGAAGTATTAAGTATTGCTTCTAACTCTTTTAAGCTTTTTGCTGTTACAGAATTAGCTTGTTTTTCTAATTCTGCAATTTTTTCGTTAATATTTTCAACCTCATTATTTCCCAAAGACATTTCTATCTGTGAGTTAGGTTGTTGAATAACAGATTGTTCTTTAGACTTAGTTGATTTAGATGAATCGCTTATTTTTTTAGATGATTGGGATGAATCTTGCGCAACATTAGCATACTCTAATTCTTTAATTTGTGGTAATTCAATTTTTATATTATTAACTTTTTTAGCTGCTGCTTCTAATTTTTCTAAAGATTCCGTTAATTCTTTTATTAAATTATTTAAATTACTAAAGCTTTCTAAATTGTATTTAATATTAATTTCATTATTATTTAAGCATTTTTGAGTATCTTTAGCTGCCTCACAAATTAAATGAATATTATCCGCAATTTCCTTAGAATTAGTGCCAACAGATAATTTAAAGTTAAATTCATTTAATGCTTGTTTAATTAAATTTAAAGATTCGTTGACAGAATTTAACAAACTTGTATCATCAATTTTTATTTCAGCTTTTAATAAATTAAGTTTTTTGTTAATTTTTTCTGCTAAATCATCAGCCGCAAAAGGAACTGATTTTAATGATTCTTCGAATTTACTTAAATCTACATTAATTTCAATTAAATTTACAGTATTAAAGTTTTCTAATATTAAATTAGAAATTTTTCTAAGATCTCCAGCTAAAGACTCTGCTTCTTTAACAGTTATCTCTATTTCATAATTTTTGTCAAAGTTGCTAAGATTTTGAATTACATTAGATGTTAATTCTTGCAATTGTCTAAAAGAATCAATATTTTTGATATCAAGACTTAGATTCTCAAATTGATTTAAAAGACTTTTTAGAGATTCTATATTTCTAGCTATAGTAGTAGAATCATTTACAAATGTCTTAAGATCAGTCAAATAACTCTTGACTTGATTCATTCCTTGAGTAAAATTAACTAAAGATGCGTCAACGTCTGCTAAATTAGATTTTACTTGTTCTTTTTGCGTTGAGGTGCCTGTTGATTCGTTTAACGCTTGGTGTCCAGAAATTACATTTCTAACATTATCTACAAGTGATGTTATTTCTTTCAATTTTTCAATTATTTGATTTGCTTGGATTAAGAAATTACTAGTATCATCAAGCATTCCAATTTTAACTTCATTTAAATCAGAAATAGATATTATACTTTCCCTAAGCTCTTCTAATTTAGTTATAAAACTATCTACTACTGGAATGCCTTTTAAATCTATATTTATGTCAGAATCAAAAGTATTTTTAATGCTTTTTGCAGTATTATCTAATATTTGTAAAATTTTATTTAAATTACTTAAATCTGGAGTTTGATTAATTACAATATTTAAAGGAGTTTTTAAATTAGCAGTTAAACTTTTAACATTTTTATCAATTTCTTTTACTGCTTCATTAACAGACTGTAAATGCGTTGTTATACTTGTTTGATTTACAGCTTCCAAATCTAATTTATATTGGCGTAATGCTTCCCCTATAGCTGATATACTAGAAGTCACTTTTTGTGCTGATTGTTCATCTACTCCAAATACAACTTTATTATCTAAAACACATTGATTATTTTCTTTTACTACTTCACAAATACTGTTAATTTGGTTAATTATTTCATTTAAATTTTGTAAATTAATATTAATGGATAAAATATTATTGCTTAAAATACTTTGTAAATTTGTCAATAACTCTGTCAATCTTTCGATAGCAGATTGCCTATTGATTTGAAAATCTAAATTAATTGATTGATTATTTGTTGCTTCTTCAATATTTAAATTTTGAAGGCTATTAATTTTTTGCTGTATATTTTCTGTTAAAGTATTGATTTGATTAGCATTAATTTTTACATTAAATTCTTCTGCTAATTTATTTTTTAAATTATCTAATACTTGAATTAAATTGTTTAAACTATCTTGAGATCTGTCAGCAGAGGATTGAATATGTTCTAAAGACTCAACAGTATTTCCTATTCGTAAATCCAAAACTTTGCTATTAACGACTTGAGTAACAGAATCAAGTAAAGAATTAACTTCATTTAATACTGTATTTGAAACATTAAAATCAATAACAACTTTATTATCATTTTTATTTATTTCATCTTGGCATTCTTTAATAATTGCTTTAATTTGAGATTCGGCAGCAGAATTAACTGCAACTTGTATAGTAATGTTTCCACTAATTTGTAAAGAATTTAATGTTGCTACTAAAGCATTAATTTGCTCTCTAAGAGCATTTGGATTATCTCCACTAAAAGAAATATTAATACTAGATAAATTATTTTGGTTAAGTTGAATTATTGCATTAATTAAATTGTTAACAGATTCAATCCCGCCAGAAATTTGAGTATCATCTAATTCTAGAACAGCTATTTTTATAGCAGAAAGTGCATCAGCGCCTTCTCTTAATTGATCAGAAATAATTTGAATTTTTGAAGTAATATTTACTTCATCTAAATTTGCTAAATCAATTCTAGCAATAAATATATTAGAATTAGCAGATTCTATTGCTTGTTTATATGTATCTAGCTTTAATATTATATTGTTTATTAACGAATTCAAAGAAGAAATTGAATTATCGTCAAAGCTTATTTTAAATGTATTATCATCTAAATACTTTTTAATTCCTTTTATTGATTCAAGTATTTTAGTAATTTGTTCAATTGCTTCTTCAGAATTATTTACAGATATACTATACTCTAAATCATTATCATCAATTAATTCTTGTAAATTACTTAAAAGATTTAAAAGTGCTGCCCTAGCATTTTCTGATTCAGGATTAAGTTGTACATTCAATGCTTGCAATTGAATGTTATCCAATACATCACTAACAGCGTTTAAAGGATTATTTATTTCTGTAGTAATATTAATTTTTTTATCATTAATTTCTTGAATTTTATTATTTACAAAATTACTAAAATCGTTAACTTTATTTTCTGCTGCTTTTAAAGATTCTTCAAAATTTTCATTATTAACATCTAAGTTAGAAATAATATTAAATAATACTGGAACAGATGCACTTGCTTTTAATTCATTAATTTTTTGAGTAGCATTTTCTATTGCTTTAATACTAGATGCTAACTCTGTAGTATCAATAGACAAATTATTTTTTAAATTATTTATTTTAACTAAAATTTCATCAATTCTTAAAATTAAATTTTCATAATCAGAAAAATTAACATCTATATTATATTCTAAATCTAAAATTTGTTTAAGATTGTTTAATATTTTTGTTAAACTAGCAATTTTTTTATTATTTTCTTCAACAGCATTAGCATTAGCGGTAGCAGTAGCAGTAAAATTAGAAAAGTCACCATCGACAGAAGCAGCAATTCTTATATCAGAAAGATCCGCAATAGTTTTTTGAACAAGAGATTTAAAACTTTCTAAATTAGCTATAGAAAGAGTAATTCCTACAGGAGTTTTTTGTAATTCAGATTTAAATCTGTTAACTATATCTTGAGATTGCTCTAAAACATCAGCAGAAAGGTATGCTTTAACTTCTACAACTCCAATTAAAGCTAATCCAGCTAAGCTATTATTGATTTGTTCAATATTTTCAGAATAATTAGATATATCAGATCTAAAGAAAATATTAATTTCTACTGTTTTATTATTATTTAAATTTTCAATAGTTTTTGTTAAATCATCAATAGATTGTTTAGTAGAATCTAAGTTTTCTGTATTAATAGGTCTTATATTAAGTGTAATATTTTCCAGCTCTTGTTTTTTTGCTTTTACAACTTCACATACTTCGTTAATAGCATTAGAAATATTATCTTTATCAATTTCATTAAGATTTATTCTTACAACTAAAGTATTGCTATTTAAATATTGTTGAGTCTGTTCTACTTGATTACGTACTTCAGAAGTATTAATTTCTATTGGTTTATTATTAATTTCTGTATTAATTTCATCTATTTTAGATTCGATACTATTTTTAAATGTATTTAAAGAATTTAATAAATCAGCACCAATATCTTCTGAAGCATTAATGTTGATGTTTTGAGTTTTACTAGATTGCAGTAATTCTAAAGAATTTATTACATTATTTATTTGTTCAACAATTTGATTTAAATTTTGACTCTGTGTTGTTATCGAAATTTCTACATCTTTAACTTCAATAAGTTGATTTAATAGATTTTTTAAATTATTAATATCTTGAATCAAAGAAGAAGTATTTAATTCATTTATATTAAGATTGATAGAATTATTAGAAAAATATTCAATAGCATCATTTAGGATATTCTTAACTCCTCCTAACTCAGTAACTAATTTTTGCGCATTAACGTCAAAATCAACAGTAGTTTTTTGATTATCAACTTCGCTAGATTGAGTAGGAGTAGCATTTAATGATTTTAATTTAACTTGTATATTTTCTATTGCAGTATCTAATTGAGATATAGCATTTTCGATTGAACTTTGATTTATTGATAAAGATATTTCATTATCTAATTTTCCTTTAATTTCATCTAACTTTGTGCTTAAATTATTTATAGAAGTTTGAGCTAAATTACTATCATTAGAAGTGTCATTTAATGCTGCATTTAATTTATTTATTTCCTCTTCAACTTGAATAATAATATTTCTTAATGAATTTAAGTTATTTGATATATTGTTTATATTTACGTAAGATTCTTCTGATATATTAAATTGAATTTGTTTTTCTGATAAATTATTTAAAATACCATTTAAATTATTAACAATATCGCTAAAACTATCTTCTAATTCTTTTAATTTGTTTTTAATATTAGTAACAACAGCTAAATCTGCATTATCTGAAACTTCACTAAAAATAGTAGCAAAACTTGTTTTTATTTCTTGAATATCATTTCTTAAAATATTAATAAAATCATTATTTATTTGTATTTGAATAGTTTTATCATTTGTTGAAATAGCTTCATCAAGGTTAAGATTGCTTAAATTATAAACAATATTTACTGCGTGAGGATTTTGTTTTATTGCATTTATTCTTTGCTCTATATTTGTTAAATTAGTATCATTTACCTTAATATCTAATATTAAATTATTAACAATATTAAAAATATTTGTTAAATCTTGTATAAGTTTCTTTACATTAGCCTGCGAATCTGGATTTATTTGTAAAGAAATCGCCGAAGAACTGTAATGCGCTATTAAATTATTTAGATCGTTTTTTAAGCCTGATAAATTATTTTTTAAATTATTGATATTATCTAAATTTACAACAGGAGTAATTCTACCAGAATCAAAAGTATTTATTGTTTCCAATAAAACGTTTTCGGCTTTTTCTAAATCATCTTTTATTTCTTCAATATTAGATGAATCAATTAAAACTTTTGCTTCAATTGTTTTATCTTTGGAACCAGAAGATTGAGATTCTCCTTTTCCTTGGATAATAGCTTTTCCTCCTGTAAAGACTCTTCTTAATCTTTCTATTGATGTATTTATGCCAGATCTAATAACTGGTCCAAGGTTTTGCGTTATTTGCCCTAATTTACCAAAGCTACTTAAAAGCAAATTAGGAAGTTGATTTAATCCTAGCGAATTTGCATTTCCTTCTCTATTTTCTTTGCTAGAACGATTAGATGTAGTTTTTTCTTTATTGCGTTCAACAATACTACTAGTAACTTGCGACGTGTTAGATGATTTAGTTGTTACATTTTGCTGAATATTAATATTTTGTTTTTCTGTAAATGCTCTGCGCAATGCATTACTAGTAGACGATTTAATAACTGATTCAATTGCTGATGATGTATTTGTTAATCCATTTCTAATTCCTTCTGTTAATCCTAGCTCAATTGATAAAGAAACTAATTCTTTTGTTTTTTCTACGCTATTTTTATCAACTAAAAAAGATACTGGTATTTCATAAGAATTAGAAGTTAAATCATCTAATTGTTTATTTAAATTATCTAATGCAGAAGAATCAACTCTAGGCTTAATAGGATTTGAAGCAAAATAATTATTAACTTCTTTAGAATGTTGTACTTTTTTGTCTAAATGTTGATTTAAATCATCTAATTCAGAATCATCTACAGTTGCCTTAACTGCAACAATAGATCCTAATGAAGTAAATGATCTTATTCTTTTTTCTAAATTATTTAATTTAGAATCATCTACATTTACTTCGATATTAACAATTTTGTTTATCGAAGCAAGCGACTTTATTCTTTTTTCTAAATTATTTAATTCAGAATCATTTACTTTTATTTTTATTGAATTGTCGTTATAATATTTAATAGTTGCATCTAAATGCTTTTCTGCGGTTTTTAATTCTTTTGCTAAATTATTAAAGCTTGCTTTATTTGCAGAAATATTAGCTTCTAAATCTAATCCAAGAGAATCTTTAGATTTACTTATATTTGATTGAATATCTTTAATTTGTTTTTGAAAATTACTTGTATCTAATGACAGCTCAACAATTAATTTACCTAATGTAGTCATAATTAAGCACCAATCTATATATTAAGTGTTGCCAAAACAAAATATTAAAATTGAAAATAAGGTTTTTTTTCTAATAAACTATTTTGAGCTTTAGCTAGCTCTATACCAAGATAAGCAGCATGACTTGCCAATATAGAAGGATTATTGACTAAAATCTTGCTGCAAATTAAATTGCAAGATATGCCAGAGTATTTAGCTATTTCTTCTCCATCCTTAGTCACGTGAGTTACTAAAATCCTATTGCTATCAACTTCGATAACAAAATTTCCAACAGGATCGTCAAAAACTTTTTGATTAGCAATCCGCTGGTAATAAGAACAAATAACATCATCAGCAGCAACCCAAGAGTTTTCATATATATGTGCGCTTTCACTAATAATCGTTAAAGAGCCTATTTTAATGTCTGGGTAAAAATTTTTAATTTGACTAAAAATATAATACTGCAATCGCCTTAGCCCCATGGCATTAGATACCCAAGCAGAAAACATGTCATTACTTCTAAAAAGTGCTGTTAAGTAAAATTGATTATTATATATTTTTATCCAAATATGATTTAAGCATGGTGGAGATTGAGAAAAAATATCAGTATTAGCATCCCAAAGATTAATTACTAATCTGTTAGAGATTTGACTTGTTTTAAGCATGTTAATAACATTTTCAATCTGATTAACACCAAAATACTCATTAATCCTAGTTCCATAGCTGTTGCTGTTATCACCAATGCATAATATTTGCTGCACATATTTATTTATAAACTCTCTGCTTGTCGGTAAATAGTTTGGTTCTGGGAATATTAATTCTTCTGGCTCTTCTGTAATAATAACAGTAAAATTTAATAATTCTTGCCACAAAATATTGCTTGAACTAATGTCAATTTTACCAAGACTTCTAATTCTATGCAATATTTTTACCCAAGCTTCATGAATAAATTTTGATTGTATTCTATGTCCATTTAATTCTCCGGAAACAGTCGAGACAATTGGTTTGTTTTCTGGAAAAATCATTGGAGAAGCCCATAAATTACAACTTTTACCGCTAAATGATTTAACAGCTTTTACTAAAGAAAAAATATCTTCAAATTTGTATGATTGAACAGAAAATCGTAAGCAATCAAGAGCATTTTTTGGTATTTCAATATCAATATAAGCTGCATGTTTAGATTCTACTATCCAAGCATTTCTGCCGCCACTAGTCTTTCCTAGCCTTACTCCATTAGCAAAAAAATCCAATAAGCAATCTATAGAGCCTGAATTTAAATCATATTTACTAGCTTTTAACAAAAATAAATATCTAATATTTGTATTAGCTAATAAATTACGTATTAACAAATTAATTCCAGGAGTGCATGAATATAATTCTTTTAATACAAAATAATTATTTGCTTCTAAATGTTTAGAGACATTAGAAGCAATTGTCCATCCTGTTGCTATAGCAATATGATTACTCATAAGAAACATTATGCAATGGCATGTAGCATCGTGCTTGATTATCTGGTAAATAAGATGGGCATCTCCAACCCCAATCCTTGACTTTATAATCACACAAAAATATTCGGCTGTCTTTTTGCAAATAAATACAAGGAACAGGACGACTAAGTTTGTCATTTTTCCATAAATGATAATCGTCGATTAGCTCTTCTACTAACCAGCTTTTAATACCAGAATAAAACATAGTTTTATATTTTCCTAAAAAATGAATATATTCTAGCAATTCTTCTAATTTTTGCAAATCTGCTCGACAATACCAAGTAATTTGAGATGTTACTCTCCATGGTTTTATAGTACCATTGCCAAGATTATGATTTTTCTGTAAAAAATAATACGGACTACTAGTTTTATAATACCAACTTGTCTTATCATTAGATAAATACCCAATTTCTAATGGAATATTCTCTTTTATGATTATTAGCCCAGCTTTAATTTGTTCCATATCAGGGTTTTGTTTAAGCATTTTAGCATTAAACAAAATTTGATGAGACAAAATTGCGTCAAAGCTAGGATTCCAATCATTACTTAATGCGACAGGATTGGATAAAAAGGCAACTATTTTAATGTTAGAAATCATGATTAAGTATGAATTACCATAATATTTTGAATCTGTGTCAATACTGCGCTAAAGTCTATGTGACCGAATCTATCATAGAGCATTCAACTGATACTGAAGTTTTAATAGATAAACAGCCTGACAAAATTATTATAGCATTTTGCGGAAGTGAATCTATTGTAGATTGGAAGCAAAATATTGATTTTATATTAAGACCATTTCCTCAAGATAGAAAATGTAAAGTGCATTCTGGTTTTCTAGAATGCTTTTTATCTGTTAAAAACAAAATCAATAAGATTTTAGAATTAATTCAAAATGAAAAACTTCCAGTTTTTTTTACAGGACACAGCTTAGGAGGTGCTATAGCTACTTTAGCGGCTGTTGATGCAAAAATGTCTTATCAAAATCTTAATATTACTTGTGTTACTTTTGGATCTCCAAAACCAGGTGACAAAAATTTTTCTCTGCTTTATTCTAATCTAGGAATTTCAACATATAGAGTAATTAATTCTAATGATATTGTCCCATCACTGCCAAGATGGTGGCAAGGAAATTATTATCACGTCTGCCCAGCCTATCAAATTGGATTTGCAAATATTTTCTCCGCTATTAAATTAACAAATAAAATCAAAAACCACTATGTAAGTAAATACATAGAGGTTTTAGAAAAACAATTATCTATTAACCATTTTGATTTTACGCGTTAAAGCTAATTCTTTTTTTGCTTCACGATTATTAGGATCAATTCTTAAAATAGCCTTAAAATCTGCTATCGCTTCATCGTAAAAAAGTATTTTACGATATAATAACGCACGAATTAACAGACTTTCTATGTCTTTGGGATTCCTATCTATTAATTCACTGTATTTATAAATTAATAAAGACTCATTGTTTTGCGATTGTGCGGGCAAACAATTTAACCCAAGTAAAATTGAAATAGCTATTGTCAGCTTTACGCATTGTCTTGTTAATGTCATGGATAAATACTGGTAATTTAAGAATACTTTTAATATACAACATCTTTTGAATATGTCAACCTATTGACAAAATCCAAAAGGTAGTTTATAGTATTTTTAGTATTAATTTTGTAGGTGTAATATGAAAGTCCCGTATGTAAGGCTAGAAACAAAAACACTTGTGCTTAAAGACAGAGAAGTAGACATCACAAACAAGCTTTTGTTTAATAGAGCTTTGAACGAAGCCTTGAAGGAACAAAAAGCTGCAAAAAAGGAAAGTAGTAATTCTTTCCTTGTTGTAGGAAAAGAGTTTAGTTATAGAATGCGGTTTCTTAAATCTGGAACTGCTGTAAATCCTAGATGGACTTCAGAGAAAAAAATAGAGAAAACTAATGTGAAATATTATCTCCCAGTAGGAGATCCATTAACAATATCAAGTTTACTTGATTTTTACGCAAGATATAAAGTTGAGCTAGAGGCGGCAAATCTTGAAATCAAAAAAAGAGGTAGGCCTAAATTACCAGCTGAATTAAGAAAGCCAAGAAAAAAGTATCCTAAGCCTCCATCTTTATCCTTAAAGAAAAGAGGAAGACCAAAGTCTGAAAAGACTTTAGCTAAAGAAAGATGGATTAAATGGCATGAAGATAGCGGTGTACCTATAGCTCCTCGAAAAAGAGGAAGGCCATTGAAAAAAACTTTGTGGTATACTTGCGAATTGCCACCAAATTATGTAAAATTATAAAATAATAGGCAGGTTATCTGCCTATTTAATATTATTGAGTTAAAGACATGAAAGAACATTTAAAAGTAGAAAACAAAGATCTATCGTCTCTAAAGCCTTACATTAATAATGCTAAATTGCATCCTGATGAACAAATACTTAAAATAGCTAGGAGCATCAAAGAATTAGGCTTTCTAGATCCAGTGGCTGTAGATGAGAATAATGAAATATTAGAAGGACACGGCAGATTTTTAGCTGCAAAATTACTGGGATTAGAAACAATTCCTACTATAACTATCACTAATTTATCTAAAGATGAAAAAATAGCGTATAGAATTGCGCACAATAAATTGACAATGGATACAGGTTGGGATCTTGAATTGTTGCAATTTGATTTGCAACAAATAGAAGATTTAGATATTTCATTATCAGGTTTTGATAAATTTGAATTTTCCTCTTTTTATGACGATGAAGAAGATGAAAGTGAAGATCAGGATGAAGATGAAGATTTGCCATCATCCAAAGAAATTTTAGATGATGATTTAAAGAAATATAAACACACATGTCCAGAGTGTGGATTTAAATGGTAAAAGATTTAACTGTTATTAGTACTTTTGCGGGTGGCGGAGGATCTAGTCTTGGCTATAATTTAGCTGGATACAAAGAATTGCTAGCTATTGAATGGGATTCTAACGCTGCCGAATGCTTAAAGGCTAATTTTCCTGATTTACCTGTATTTCAGCAAGATATAAAAAAAATTACATCTAAAAAAATATTAGATTTTACTGGATTAGCGCCAGGAGAATTAGATTTATTAGATGGCTCTCCGCCTTGCCAAGGATTTTCAACTACAGGCAAAAGAGATCATAAAGATCAAAGAAATAATCTTTTTATAGAGTTTGTTAGACTTCTTAAAGATTTACAGCCAAGATCTTTTTTAATGGAAAATGTGTCTGGAATGATTATAGGAGCTAATAAAAAAACATATTTATTGTGTGTAGATGAATTAAGACAGGCTGGATATGTAATAAAATCTGGATTATATAATACTAAATACTTTGGCGTTCCTCAATCTAGAGAAAGATTAATTATTATAGGCATTAGAAAAGATTTAGGTATAGCACCAACTTTAATTGAAAATAAAACAAAACCTATTACAGTAAAAAATGCTTTTAAAGGATTAAATGATAATTCTGGAATAGAATTTCCAGATTGGCTCAAAAAAGCAACATTAGAAATGATTCCAGGTAATTTTGGAAAAGAACATGTAGAAAAAGCTTTTATAAAATATAGAGGAAATCCAAACGGTGCAAGATCTTTTAAATTATTAGCATGGGATAAACCATCTTGTACAGTTACAAAAACTTGGATTTTACCATCTGGTATAGCACATCCAGACAAACAAAGATATATTAATATCTCTGAAATAAAAAGATTGTGCAGTTTCCCAGATAATTACAAATTGCCTGGTAAATTTACAGATCAATTAGCAAGAATGGGTAATTGCGTGCCACCATTATTTGCAAAGCATTTAGCAGAGCATATAAAAAATTTATTGTCATAACCACCTAAATTACTTCACAGCTTAGAAAAAACTTTTTTTATTAAACTGCTTGACAGATAAATAAAAGTAGTTTATGCTAAAAGCATGGAAAACGAGAGAGGGAAAAATGAACGACTACTTTGAGTACATGCTTCAGAACGAGATGGAGAGAATTGAATCTATAGCGGATGCTATAGAAGCTGACTCAGCGGAAGTTGAGCAGTTGCCAGAAGTTGAGATTAACTGGGAAACAATGGAGAATTTTTAGCATGGACACAATAATAGAAACAATGCATTTTAACTTCCACGGCATAGAAGTGCCGGTGGAGGTGAGACAATCGCCCAAAGGCAAGTACATATGGTTCAACGAGAAGACAGCAGCGTACAAAGATGCCTTCAGGCGATCGCTAAAAAGGCAGCTGCTAATCTACACAGAGCAGCGTGCCAAGGCAAAAGCATTGCTGTTAATAAATTGCAGATTCCGCAATCTGCTGTGGGAGAACAAAATAATACTGGATGAAGACAACATGGGGGACGACACCCCATATGTCTACTGGATGGAATAGATAAATCACAACCTCCCCTTGGGGAGGTTTATTAATGCCAAAGATGTTTAGACTTGACAAAGCATTAAAACTAGCAAAAAGATTTAAATACACAAATAATACTAAATCGCTTGGAAATTTCGCCAGGGAGAAGATTGATGAGTTGTTTGTCATTTTGCAAAAAACAAGGGGCTTAGAATTGATTTAAAAAGGAGTTTTAGAACAGAGTAGAACAGATTAACTAACATTTTTGATAAAAAGTGAGAAAAGTTGATTTCGGGAAAGTAAGAAAGTTGATTTCGGAGAGTGAAGAAAGTTGATCTCGAATCTATATACAGATATCAATGCAAAGAAAAAAAATAAATATAAGAGAAAAGTCTTATTTGACAAGAGTTAGAGAATTTTGGGGAGGTGTACAAGAGTCCGGAAACAAAGAATTCTTCTCTGGTAAAAATCTTAGTCTTTCGGAAGATGGGACAATCCGTCTTGAACGAAAGATTATCCCGCGCTGCGACTTGTCAAGTAGTGTTGGTGATTAGATAAAAAATAGTCTCTGGGGAGAGACAATTGATTAAGCCGTGAGAAATTGTTTTATTGATAAATCTACCAGCAAAGTCTATGAAGCCGGTTAATGGCTAAAATAAATGGCAATCAGATAATAAAGATTGTTCTTGTTCTTTGTTTATATCTGTGCCATAATCTTGTTTAAGTGATGTTGTTGTTAAACACCGCCAGCGGCAAAGTTGACGGTGTTTTGTTTTATCACTCCATCTGGTGGAGTTGCCCATTGGTTCAATCTTTCTTTCGCCCATTGGTTGGGTTTCTCCAAAGACTGACAATAAGCACTATTAGACAATTGTGGTGCTTTGTCAATTCGTGTTGTTGGATATTCATACTTTTCCAACAACTGATTTAACCATGGCAAATCTACCGCCATAGCAATCAACTCAGCCTTGCCAAATAGCAGCTTTAATTTCTTTTTGAGTTGCTTGTCAGCTAACTCAAAGTCTTCCTGTTCTAAATGGTGTCCGAACTGAATCCAGTTATTGTTTAACTGGACAAATACCGTAGATCTGTTATTGGTTGGGCTTTTTGCGATTAGACAATTATACATTTTTTTTTAGCTCCTATATTTCTATTTTACCAAAAAATGCGATCGCATAATATACTTTGCAATATTTGCATTATGGTAAAATATTGTAAGATAGAAATATCAATGAATTTAGGAGTAACATTATGGGCAGATTGATATCTAGCTCTGGATTACCACAACATTTAATTCCAGATTATTTTAGTGACATCCAATCTCAATGGATTGCAAAAGTAGAAGATGTAAAATGTGCGTCTGTAATAGGTGCGTTTGCTTATCTTACACATGACAAATTTATAAACGCATTGATTAAAAAGAACGTAGGTATTGTTCTTTCTGATTCTGCTTATAATCGCAGAATAATAACTAGACGTATAAAGATAGGAGATTGTTTTTTTCCGGACGAGGAATACAAAGGAATTTGTAAATCAGACTTAAAAGGAATATCAGAAAAAAGCAAGGATATTCTTGATAAAACCACCAACGTCGAAGGCGTGGCTTTTAGATTTATTTTAAAAAGTCAAATAAGAAAGGATGGGGATGTTGACAATACTTATGCTCAGCCCACATTACATGCCAAAATGCTGGGACTTGTAGACAAAAATGGTATTGTTTACGAATGGCTTGTTGGGGGACATAATCCAACATTAAACGGAGATGATTCAATAGACTGTTTTACCTCTATTACAGATCTGGAGGAAATAGATAAATTTACAGATTATTGGGTTTATCTGTGGATTGAATCTAAAATACTTGATAGAGATAAATCGCCAGGGCTAATGGAAGCAATTAATTATAAAGGTAAAGATAAAGATACTGTTATGTCACAGTCTTGGCAAAACGCCTTTATAACAAAAAGCGTTTATACAGAAAAGCCTAAGAATAATTCTAATGATTATTTTTTTGCTAGTTTTTACTCGACAGATGTTTGTGAGTATCTCAGAGAAGTGTCTACCAGACTTTATGTCACAAGAATTAGTCATGATTTTAATATTCCTATTGGGTTAAGAGAAGAATTTCTTTTAGAATTTAGCAGAGAACATTCTATTAAATTTAGTGTAAAAGCCTTTTTCCCTATATCTACAAAATATGATAATACTCTTGTGTTTGTCACAAAAACCAGAAACGGAGTGTATCTTCATAATTTACTAAAAGACCATTTCTTTAAATGGTTAGATCGTCATCCAAGATATAAAAATCATGATTTAGAGATATTGAGCAAAGATAAAGATGCGGATGAGTCTAGCCGGACTCGATATCTTGAGGAACAAATCAAACAATTACAGGAAATGGTTCAATCTTTGCAACACAAATAATTTGAAAGGATTGCAAATACATGCAATCCTTTGTGTTAATTATTGTAACAATTAATTTTTGGCAACATTATTTTTAGTTACTTAAAATATATGCAACTTAAAGTTTTAAATTCTAATAGATGGTCTAAAGAAGAATGCAGAAAAAAGTACATAGAAGATATTTCTGTGTCTTTAAAAGCCATTTCTATTTTATCTGGTGTTCCTAAGCCCACCCTTGAGAAATGGTCTAAAGAAGGCAATTGGGTTTCTGATAAAAAAGAATATCACAAGGACCCTAATACTAATAATAAAACTAATCAAGAATTATCTGATATTGCAACTAATAATTATAAAGTTCATTATCAATTACTTGCTTATGCTGCCAAGATTGTTCAATACAAAATAGCTGATCTCGCTAGGGTTGATTCTATGTCCCCTGACGAACGCATGGAATACATTAAATTAGAACACGATCCTCACGAGATGGATGCATGGTCTCGTATCATCTTTCGCGCTACTGAAGCTATCTCTAAAGTCACTGGTCTTCAATATTATTCTGATGTCAATGCCGCTATTAAACGTATTGAAAAAGAAGGTCTTGGTATCGTTGATTTGTCTATGATGCAAGACTCTCATGATGAGAATTAATCTTTTTTATTGCATATTTACTTAAATAAACTACTTAAAAACCCCTTCAGGGTTGAAGAGTCTGAAGGGGAAAAACAACTGGAGTATTCTTTTATATTATCTCCTTTTTCTCTTTCTGTCAAGTAGTTTATATCTTTTTGGGAATTTTTTTCTCGTTGCATGTATATATAGCATTGCCGTTGGGAAACGGTACATTTGTACCACCCCCCCCTAGTCAAGTCTTGACTAAGCGGTTGTGCCACAAAAAAGACCCCAGGTGGGGCCTTGGAGGTTATAAGCTCCGATAATACGGAGAATTTACTTCCGGTTTATCACTTTCATAAAAATACACCAGGACATCTTGTATCCATGTTACGTATTTAGCATTCCCGCCATTACGGAAACTAATTCCGCTAGTACTCGCTTCACCCCCAAGGGTATACCTTCTAAAGTCTTCTATGAAGACATAGTCTTCATCGGTGTCAGCATCCCATAACTTCGCTTTGCCATTTGCCATAAGCTCATGAATATCATATTCGGACATATGGTAAGCAATAAAATTACTGTTATCCCCAAAATGTCCACTAGGAATCGCTTTAGAGCTCTTTAGCTGATCTTCATTATACATGAAGATGGTGTCTTTAATTAGGGCCTCATATTGCACTTCGCCAGTGCAATATGTGTGCATGATAAATTCAAATTTGCATAAGCGGTCTACTGGAGAGACCCAGTGGATCTCACCGAATTCAATTAGAGCAAAGACCTGACTATCACTCAACGGTACCGTATATCCTATGAAGTTATCCATATTTTTGCCTCTCAATCAATTTTTTGATTACATATTTATCCTATTGGAGACCTATTTTTTTGTCAACCTATTTTTTGAATTTTTTCCACTGAACTTTTTTAGGTATTTTTTTATCCTAGGGCTAGATATCCTAGGGGTAATATCCTAGGGCTAGATATCCTAGGGCTAGATATCCTAGGGGTAATATCCTAGGGCTAGATATCCTAGGGCTAGATATCCTAGGGGTAATATCCTAGGGCTAGATATCCTAGGGGTAATATCCTAGGGCTAGATATCCTAGGGCTAGATATCCTATAAGAGTCTGGACTACATCCGACTAAGCGGCACTAGTCAAGTCAACCCCAAAGTGCAACTACGTTTAGCTACATCCGACTAAGCGCAATTAGTCAAGTCAACCCATTGCAAGGCGTAAATGCTTTTGCGGATGCGAACGTGAGCATAGCCTTTGGTGTGGGTGCATGCGCTCCAGACTTTATAATCTATACTCTAATCCGGACTTGACTAAGCGGTTATGCTATAAAAAAGACCCCGGGTGGGGCCTTGGAGAAGGCTAGCAATCCTCCTCTATCAACAATTTCCAACTAGATTTAAAGAAGAAGTATCTGTATTCTTTTGTGTCCAGATAGAATATATCTTCTCCGTATTCGTTCACCGCTAAAGCGAACTCAGTCAGAGGATGATATGTCCCGCTTAAACAGACAGTGTCGTCTAGGTACAAGTCGGAAAGTTCCTCTTCGTCAAGTTCCCACCAATCATTGGTGGGTGGTAGTTCAATCATTCTTTTATCTATATCTATCATATCCATAGCGTCTTCATAGTTGGCTTGTCTATACCAATACAAGCGGGAGTAAGCTCCCTCCTGCACTTCACATATAGACAGATTGTCTATTTCATAGACATTATCTAGCCTAAGGACATCGTCGGTCTTTTCATGTACGTACGTTTCATACATACATAGTTTAATCAACTCAGCTTCGTCTAAATGAATCCATTCAATCAATGACATAACCTACTCCATTTGTTTTTTTATTGATTACATTTATCCTATTGGAGACCTATTTTTTTGTCAACCTATTTTTTGGATTTTTTCCACTGAACTTTTTTAGGTATTTTTTTATCCTAGGTATATCTTATAGCATATTTTATAAGAGTCTGGACTACATCCGACTAAGCGGCACTAGTCAAGTCAATCTCAAAGCCCATGTATACGAAGTCTGGATTGCGTCCGACTAAGCGGCACTAGTCAAGTCAACCCCAAAGTCCATGTATACAAGGTCTGGATTGCGTCCGACTAAGCGGCACTAGTCAAGACGGCACGGATGCGCTCCAGGACTAGACTTAGTGCGCTCCCTTCAGACTCAGACTCAGTGCGTGCGCTCCAGACCTAGACTCAGTGCGCTCCCTTCAGACCTAGACTCAGTGCGCGCGCTCCAGACCTAGTGCGTGCGCTCCAGATTTAGTGTATGCGCCAGACTTAAATCCGGACTTGACTAAGCGGTTTTTGTATAAAAAAGCCAGACCCGGAGGTCTGGTGAGAAGGGTTACAGGAATATGGATGCTATCTCCTCATGAGACAGAATCCAGTATTGACTACCTTGATACAAAATCCACTGAAGAACGTCATGATGACGTTCTTTTACAAATTGCAATTCGACTAAATTGTCCCAATTTGGGGATGTTTCGTCGTCCCCAATTATTTCACGTCCGATTTGCTTTTCCCTGTATGAGAGACAATATGATCGGGTATACGCCCACGCATTATTTATCGCGAAGGCATCCTGATCAGTCAATTGTATTTGATGGAAATCCCCCAAATGTTGGTATCCTGCTTGTAAAAACCATTTACGTTTTTTCCAGCAGAATTTCATTCGGGAGAATGGGAATTCTCCTAATTTCAATAACTGAGTCATTAACTCTTGTCTCTCAGTTAAAAAATAGAAATCGCGCTCGTGATTGCGATTGTGCGGAAAGGGGTTAAAAAAAATACTAGCCATATACTCCAAGTGTTATTAATTTTTGGTTTTTCAACCATATCTGAATATTAAACCCAAAAAAAATTATTGTCAACTACTTTTATAGCTATTTTTTACTGAACTTTTTTAGGTATACTTTAATCTAAGTAACAATATTTTAAGAATCTGGACTACATCCGACTAAGCGGAGTTAGTCAAGACGGCATAGCTGCGCTATCAAGACTAGATGATTTTGCGGACATAAACGCGCTCCCTTTAAACTCAGATTTAGTGCGTGCGCTCCAGACTCAATGCGTGCGCTCCCTTCAGACTCAAACTCAATGCGTGCGCTCCAGATTTAGTGCGTGCGCTCCAGATTTAGTGTATGCGCCAGACTTAAATCCGGACTTGACTAAGCGGTTTTTGTATAAAAAAACCAGACCCGGAGGTCTGGTAAAAGAAATTTTAGTATTCTAGCGCGCGAATGGCATCATGCACTAATGGGTCAACTTTTACCCAGGATGGGTCCTTAAATAAAAGGACAATTCTGTCAGTTTCAGTTTCTATTGATATAGAAACCTTTTTGCTAGTAATATCAACCGGAATGATCTCGTAACGAGATTGCTTGTTATAAGCCTTGTGGCCCCAGCCTTGCCAGTCTTCCACATGCCATGAGTAAGTCACTCCGGATGGATTCTCCAAGAGAATATATGCGACTGGCTTTTTCAACCAGTCCGAATAATTAAGTCTTTTAAGAATAAAAAACTCACCCACATGGTGCAGCTCTGTGTAAGCTGCGTTGTTACTCAACAATACTCTGGCATCGTCTGCCAGAGTAAATTCTTGATAGTCAAAGCCTTTGGTGAAAGTCCCCTTGGCTTCTTTAGCGGAAAAGCCAGATTCTTGAGAGATTGAAATCAATGGTAAGTAGTAAGTCATTGTATGAACTCCATGTGTTGTGTGTTGTTTTTTTTGGTTTTTCAACCATGATTAGATAGTAATCCCAAAAAAAATTATTGTCAACTACTTTTATGATTATTTTTTACCGAACTTTTTTAGGTATAAAATAAATATAAGTATTATTCTAGGTCTGGATATTATATAGATATCCGGGTCAATAACAAAATCTGGACTACATTCGACTAAGCGGAATTAGTCAAGTCAACCCTAAAATTCATGTATATAAAATCTGGACTACATCCGACTAAGCAACACTAGTCAAAGCTATGTATTTATGCTATTAAATAAAAATAACTTTTTATCTGTGGGTGCGAACGCGCTCCCTTCAGACTTAATGTATGCGCTCCAGACTCAATGTATGCGCCAGACTTAAATCCGGACTTGACTAAGCATTTATTGTATAAAAAAACCAGACCTGAAAAGGTCTGGTGGGAGGTTTAACTGTAAAACTCGTCTAATACCTCCTCTAGCTGTTCGGAATCAAAGTAGTATCTTACACTCTCGGTATCGAGAGTGTAAGTAAACCAATCGAAAGATTCATAACTTGAGTCAAAGTCACTCAAGTAATAAACTTCATTTTCAATAAGAAGTCCTTTCTGAATCAAAGTTAGAATATCGACATTGTTCAAATGCTGAAAACCGACGGGACTATCGATATTATTGTCATCTGTCTTAATTCTCCGTTGTAAACTCTCCACATCTTGAGAGTTTGCCCAATAGATGATAACATTTACATTATCAATATATACATAGGTGTATATACTGGCAATTTTTTCCATTCTGCTGAATAAAATGGAAATAGAATTGAACTCCGTTAAATCTATATGTCGATATCTTACAAGTTGGAAGATCTCGATTTCATTTAGTTGAACCCAGACAATGTTCTTGATAGTCGTGTATTTCATAGCTTACTCCATGTGTTGTTTTTTGGTTTTTCAACCATATTTGAATACTAGTCCCAAAAATAAATATTGTCAACTACTTTTATAAGAAATTTCTACTTAATTTTATAAAGTATATTTTATTTTAAGTACTATGCTAGGTCTGGATATTATATAGTCTGGACTACATCCGATTAAGCAATATCAATCAAATCAACGCAACTATGCTATCAGAATTGGGGGATTTTACATACATAAACGCATCCCCTTCAGACTTAATGTGTGCGCTCCAGACTTAATGTGTGCGCTAGACTTAATGTGTGCGCCAGACTTAGTGTGTGCGCCAGACTTGACCGGACTTGACTAAGCACTTATTGTATGAAAAAACCAGACCTCAAAAGGTCTGGTGGGGGATTTATTGGTAATCCTCCTCTATTAA